TAATGAAAACAATATTTTGGATCCTGTTGATCGTTTCGTTTATAATTGGCTTACTATTGGTTTGTTTATTTTGCATAGCTGTATGGGTAATCAACACTTACGATCAGGCTGTGCATGACAGGTACGATCATCATGTCAGATGAAAAAGAGATCTTTGATCTTGCGAGCGAAAAATTTCAGGGGCTTTGGGATCCGGACGATCCGGATAATTCCGACTGGATGCAAAGACCTGATGAAAAGTCACTCTGGTATAAGCGTTTTCGGAGTTGGCTCCTGCAGGGGCGTGAGCGCACAGTTATCAAAGAGGTGAACGCGTGGCGCGAGGATCGGGGCAAGGATCTGTCAGATAAGATCCCGGCAAGTTGGTACAAATACAAAAAAGAATATGATTGGGATCTTAGGGCCGATGCCTTTGACGCGGCGGTTGATGCAGTCAAGATTGAAGTTTGGGCCGGTAAGCGAGTGAGCCTGCTCGAAATGGAATGGGATATGGCGATGCAATTGCGTGATCGGTTCGTCAAGATGCTCGACTTTCCATTGCAAGAGGTTGTTCGCGGCAGAACTAAGTTGGACGATGGTACTTTTGCGGATCAAGTTATTATCAAGCCGGTCAAATGGACACAACGAGATATGGTTCAAATTGCAAAAGCCGTTTCTGAGTTGGGCCGGTTGACTGTTGGGATGCCTACTGAACATTCACTTGTTGAAGGGGAGAAGGGGGCAGGCGTTATGATCTATATTCCGGAAAATGGTAGAACTAACAAGGAATTTGATCCGGAGAGCATTCAGGTTTACAATCCAGAGGACTTAGAGGATCGAACTAATGGTACAGGTAATCAAGCCGCAACCTAAACAGGAGCAATTTTTATCCAGTCCTTATGATCTGGTTTTTTATGGCGGATCCGCGGGAGGCGGTAAGACTTGGGCCTTGCTCCTGGATCCGGTTCGTCACATCAAGAACCCCGGTTGGCGTGGTGGTTTGTTTCGTCAGTCTTATGCCGAAATGGATAAGCCCGGATCCGTTTGGGATGAAAGCATGGATTTTTATCCTCAGCTTGGTAGCAGGGCTCTTGGCGGAAAGTACCGGCACATATTTCCTAGCGGGGCTGTGCTGGACTTTTCGTATATCGACAGCGATAAAACGCTGAAAACATATAAGGGGGCACAGTATGCTACATTATATTTCGACCAGTTGGAAGAACTTTCGCAGTATCAATTTCTATACATGCTATCCAGGAACCGTACAACGTGTGGGATCAAGCCGTATACCAGAGCAACGGCAAACCCTCAGCCTGGTTGGTTGGCGGATTTTATTGACTGGTGGATTGCTGACGATGGATATGCGAATTTAGCACGGGCCGGTATACCTCGCTGGTTTGTGAATGTTAGCGATACAATTCATTGGGCCAGCACATCGGAAGAGTTGGAGCGAAAATTCGCGCACATGGAAATGCCGCCAATCCCGAAGTCTGTAACCTTCATACCCGCTACGGTTTTTGATAACCCTGAGCTTCTCGCAAAGGATCCTGATTATTTATCTAATTTGATGGCTTTGCCGTATATTGAACGTGAGCGTTTGTTGGGGGATCGGGAGCGTGGAGGAAACTGGAAGATTGTACCTGCCGCTGGTCTGCTGTACAATAGGGCATGGTACGAGTTGGTTCCTACCGTTCCAGGTGGCGGCGTTGAGGTTTTATATTGGGATCTTGCCGCCACCGAGGAAGATTTACAATCCAGTAGCAAGCCCTCTAAAACAGCTTGTGTTGCAATTCGATATGTGAAAAACAATTATTACATTCGGTTTGTGTACTCTGATTACTTGGATCCGGCTGGGGTTGATCGGGCCCTGGTCAATATTAGCTCTCAGATCGCGCGTGAATGTGCTTTGGAAGGCACTCGACTTATGGTACGATGGGAGGAAGAACCCGGATCTGCATCGAAGCGCGAGAGTAGGCGTTATGCTATGATGTTAGATGGGCTGGATGCTCGCGGTGATCGAGCAAGCCGAGATAAGTTTGTTCGAGGTCGAGCATTCTCCGCCGCATCTGAAAGTGGGCTGGTCTACGTTCTGAGCAAAACATTTGCTGAAACCTGGCTCAATCACATGCACAATCAGCCCGAAATTGGAGAGAACGATATTCACGATGCAACTACCGGGGCCTATAATATGATTGTAGGCAAAGGATCCAGGAGCCGGACGGTTGGCAGTTTTCAAGGTTAGGTGAATTATGAGCGATATACAGATTGAACAAGAAAAAAGTCAGATGCAAATTGATCTGGAATTGGGGATAGCGGTGCTTTTGAAGAAAAAGCCGATACTTGACGTTTATTTCGATTATTACGATGGCAATCATAGGTTGAAGTATAACTCTCAGAAATTGCAGGACATTTTCAAGGATCTGCATATTTCATTTACCGAAAACTGGTGTGCGGTTGTGATTGACAGCGTTTATCAGAAGGTCGAGCTTGTGAACATGAACATTTTGACTGGTGAGCAGAAAGAAACCAGCAATTTGATTGAAGATGTGATGCTCAGGTTCAAGCGTTGGATCTCTGGCGAGTCTGGCCCGGAAGAAAAAGACGCGGTTCTCACTCGGCTTATCGAGGAAAACGAGATCTTGTTGGATAGCGATATTGTCCACGAGGTCGCCGGGATTGCCGGTGAAAGTTATTACATGCTCGAAAGTGGCGAAGATGGGGTTGAGGGGTATTACAATGATCCTCGCAATGTTCATCTTTTTTATCGGAACGATAAACCTCGGGTCAAACGATATGCAATAAAATGGTGGCTTGATGAAAAGCTCCGGACCTGGGTTCGATTGTATTATACGGACTTTTTCTGGACATGGAGGACTGAGGACAAGGTCGAAGGGCAATTTGAGGTCAATAAATTGGTTCCAGTCGATGAATTTGGGGAAAAGGTTGGCGATGGTGAAAATGCAATTGAAAACGAAATTGGAAAACTCCCCGTTTTTCAGTTCAGGCCTGACCGCAGGGTTATCAAAAGTGATCTGAAAAATGTTACGCAGATCCAGGACGTAATCAACAAAGTTCTTGCAGATATGTTAGTTTCGTCCGAATTTACTGCTTTGCCTCAGAGATTTGTTATTTCGGATGTTGATATAAAAGGCAAATTGAAAAATGCGCCTAACGAGATCTGGAGTTTACCCGGTGGCGATGGAGCAAGTCAAGGAACGCAGGTTGGACAACTCCAGGGATCTCAGCCCGATAGCTATTTGAAGGTTTTGGATCGTGAAGTCGGCTCTATATCCGCTATTACAGCAGTCCCGCATCATTACTTCTTCCATAATAATAATGTTCCATCTGGTGAAGCTCTCATTGCGTTGGAGGCTCCATTGAACAGTAAAGCCGGTGATCGTGTTGAAGTTTTCAAGCCGATCTGGAAAGACGTTGTAGCTTGTATGATGGAAATGGAAGGGAAGGCAGTCGAGAAACAGCAGATCGAAATTGTTTTCGAGGCTCCTGAGACAATTCAGCCGAAAACTCAGTCCGAGATCCGGCAGATTGACGTAAATACTGGCATACCCCTGGTTACCGTTCTCAGACGCGAGGGATGGAGCCGAGAGGAAATTGATCAAATGCTTATTGACAAGCATGAGCAGGGCGTTTCTCAGAACGCTACTCTGGCTCAGGCATTGGTTAGATCTCAGCGTGACTTTTCAGCCGGTGACGATATAGATCCCGGTGGTGAAGTAATTCCAACGGATCCTGAAAGTGAGGAACCGACTGAATGACTCTGCAAGCCGCCTTTCCTCCCAACCCGCCTCCACTTCCGCCTCCCGGATCTGATGTTGTCCGGATGATGCAGGAGTTTCAACAGGCTATTCTTGCCCGGGAAGCTCAACAAATGGCAATTATGGCAAACAAATGGATCGAGGTCGAGAAAGCATTGTCGACTTACATCGATGATCTAATTCTGGAAATAAACCGACTTGCCGAAGAAGGCAAGCGAATATCAAGGTGGAAAATCTTGCAACTTGACCGGTACAATGTTCTCAAAATGCAGATCCAGGAGCAATACCGTTGGTATGCGACTGAGTTTGCTTCTGACTTTGTTACGATTGGTCAATCTGAGATAGCTCAAATGGGATTGAACGAAGCGGCTCAGATGATCCAGGCAAGCTATATGCAAGACAGTATACTCGCCGGCAGATGGTTCAATCGGTTGCCTGTGGATGCTACTCAATTTATGGTTGGGAATACAGTCACAGGAACCCCGATTGAACAATTACTGTTGGCCCGGGTCGCTTATGACGAAGAACTCCAACTCAGAGTTATCAATACTTTGGTCGAAAGCACGGCTTTGGGCCGAAACCCGCGAGTGACCGCCAGACTTATTGCAGATAATCTTACAGACGGGCTGAATAAAGCAATGCAGATTGCAAGAACCGAGCAGTTGCGTGTATATCGTGAGAGTACGCGGACGCAATATATTGAAAGTGGGGTGGTCACCAAATACAAAAGGATCTCAGCGAAAGATAGTAGGGTTTGCCCGGCCTGTTTGTTTGCTGATGGAATGATATACGATGTGTCGACTGAATTTGAGGAACACCCACAGGGCCGTTGCTCGTTGATCCCGGTTTTGGTTGGTATTGATGAACCCGAATGGCAACTTGGTAAAGATTGGTTCAAAGAACAGAACGAAAATGTCCAGGTTCAGATACTTGGGCGTGGTCGATATGATGCTTGGCTTGAAGGCAAATTCGGTCTGGAGGATGTTGTTACGCGAAAGCACAACGAAACTTATGGTAATATGTTAGTACCAACTCCGTTGAAGGATCTCGTTCCGGCAGAGGAGAAGGATCCGCTAGAAGAAAAGGAATAGGATTATGGCTGACACAGAATACACAGTACATGATCGTGAGAACAAAGCGTACCGGCAGATGAAAGCTGTTGACAATGGCGATGGAACTTTTTCGCAATCTGTCTCAAACCCTCCAGGTACGAACCTTGATGTTCTTTTGGGGGATCAAACAACAGATAGTTTTGATTTTTATTTCACCAGGAAAATAAACTTATCTAGTTTGGCGGCGGAAGGTGCAATAGGAGCAACTTCTATTACATTAGCTGGTGGGCATGGTGCTGTTGCTGGTAATATGGTTTCAATTTACAACGTTACTACTGCCAGAGGATATGTTGGTCAGATA